CGTTTCTCCGGCAGATGTCCACGCAGAGGGCGATCGTGGCCTCCAGCGCCTTGTCTGTGACCGCGTAGGGCGGTTTCGGATCCGAGGCGACCTCAATGGTCACGGATCGCATGTCGTTGGCCTTGTTGGATGAGCACCACGCGCCCTTCTGTTCCTCGACATAGAGACCGATGCGTCCGTCTGGTCCTACTCCGTAGTTCGAGGATGCGTTCGTGGCGTTCTGGAACCATCTTCCGCAGGACTCCGCTGAGAGCTGCCCCGCCATGCAGTGGATGGTGATCGTGTCAATGGCGTGGTTCCGCTTGCCGTAGTTGTTCTTGCTTAATATCGTGCAACTGACTAAAGAGCTATTACTCATCTTCCTCCTCCTTGTTGTCGGTGAGTTCTTCGATGGCGCTCTCGGGGATGTCATCCTTCTTCATCGTGTACCTCCAGATTTTTCGTGTACTGATATGTTGAGATCTTCAGCACCACGCCCAGGAACGTATCCACGGCCACGATAGTGCCTACAATCTGCTCTGCATAAGGCAGTCCCCAAATCCCTGCAAGTGCCGCATAAAGCGTACCTGCCGCCGGGAGTACCACCTGTGCGAGAAATTTCAGTTTGTCATACATCGTATTACTCACGATTAACCCTCCTTATCGAACCAGTCTGGTTCGGCTACCCCCATATCACTAAGCCATGTGTTAAACACGGATGTCATGTACCAGTCACCACCCAAACCTTCAGGCGGTTTTTTGAAATAATGCTCAGCGATTGTCAGTATCTCCTGTTGCGCCGTAGGTCGCATGAGGATAAGAAGCAAAAGCTGTGTCCGCAGACCATCACGTTCGACCTTGTTGACCTGCTTGCATAAAGCCTCGATCTTGTCTCGCCTTTGCATTCTGCTTTGGAGGAATGTCCAGAAGCCTGTGCATCCGAGCACGATGCCGATGATTGTGAGTATTGACTGGATGCTCAATTCTTTTTCCTTTCTCTTCTTTTCATAAAACAGTAATTTAACGAATATTAACGCACGCTTTGCAGGTTACACTTCTGGCTCCGTGAACGACATCAAGACCTCTGGAATATTCTTTGTCGGCAACAGCGTCACCGATAAACCCAACGGAACAGGTCCCGGGACTGGTGGTATGCTTATTGTCTCCTATTTTGCCGCAGATAATTTAGTTCGGCTGTTCATCCCAAACCGTAATGTGTCAGGCTCAAGAGGCATCTGGTTCTCAGGTGTGACAGGCGGCACGGTATTGTCGTGGGTACAGCTTTGTTAGCGCAATCACGGCGGTGATGTGGCTTAACTAAGCAGTAATGACCCACCAAGAATAGTTGGTGGGCGTATTACAAGTAACAACACCGTCTCTGAGTGTCATAGTCATCCCGGGCGGAATAGAACCTACTAATGCTTGATAGGCAAGGCTTCCTGCGGGAAGCCAGAATGCTATTAGCGTTCCGTGATTGAGCAACAGCAACCCCGCTCCAGTACATGGGAATTGAAACGATGTTCCCCAACCGGTGCGCCGAAACTTGAACTGTCCGACGTTCTGCTGAAGCACGGAGACCTTGCCTTTTTCGGCATCGAGGTCGCTCTGGGTATTCGTTAAATTACTGTTTAACGTCGAGATGTCCTGCGCGTTCTGCGCGATGTCCGTGGTGTTCTCCCCCACCTGGTCGAGGATGTCCTGAATCTCTGCTCCTGTCTGTCGAAATTGATAAGGCATGTTTTACCTCCCGTCATCTTTGAAAAGAGCCTCAAGGCGGTCAAGTCTTGCCTTTAGCTCGTCGATTTCTTTCTTCTGGTTCTGGATCAGCTTCATCATCGCCGGGATTAGGTAGTTGCTCTCCCACATCTCCGGCTGTCCGTCTTCGTGCCTAACCGCTATTGGATAGAGCTCATCAACGTCCTCCGCAATGAAGCCGATGACATCCTTGCCGTGCCGCTCATCGTCCTCGGAGATATAGCCGTCCATGAAACGGAACCGCACAACAGGCAGGTCATACAGTTTCTCCGGGTCGAGGTCGGCGAGGTCTTCCGTGATGCCTTCCTTGTATCTTCGGGAGGATGAGGTGGAGCGGTACATATTGCCGCTACTGTCGACGTACACGTTCGCCGCAGCGGAGGCCGTCTTGGTGTATAACCCATAGATCACAATAGAGTTACACGCGATATTTGTTGCATACATTCCGGAGTCTCTAATCGTGACCCCCGAAGTCTCCAAAACGGAGGCCGAGTCTGTATTTCCAATTTCTACCGCAACAGGCACAGAGTGAGATGAGTCATAACCGTTCACCATGCGGCTCACAATATTTAAATCAATCGCAGATATTCGCCCATCACCATTAAGGTCATATTTGTCAAACTGCGCCATGGTAGGAACGACAGAACCAGTGATGATTTGCTGCATCGTCGTAAGGTCTGACTGGCTATAATTCGATGCATAATATGTCGCCGTCCTGTTGATCACTACGCCCTCGCGGTTCAGTGTGACCGCAAGGTTTCCGTTGGCGTCGTAGATCTGAGCAACGCCGTTGCCGTTTCCAGACCCTCCGAGTTTCAATGTGCCGCCGAGGATTCTGTTGGCGCTCATCGTCCCGGTTGTGATAAAGTCCGCCACGATCTGCCCCTGAGAGGTCATCGCCAATCCGAAAAGCCCCTCCACCCCGGAGGACGAATATCCAAGTCCGCTCTGGTTCCATCTCCACACCTTCGTGGCTGTTTCCACGTCCGGGGTGTCCATGATGAGTATCTCGTCCGGGTATCCATCATTGTCGGAGTCTCTCATGACCACATAGCCGCCGGCGTTGCCGGTGATGAGGGCTGTGGCGGTCATGATCGCACGCATCATCGAGGCCGAGACCGTGCTCTTCTGCTTCTCTTCCTCCTGTCGGAGTTTGTGGATGGTGTCCGTGATGTTTGTCCGGGCGTCTCCGATCTCGATGCTGCTGTATCTGTCCTTCAGGACGTCCCAGACGGTCCTCACGCACTTCGCAGTGGTCTCCACGCCCAAACGCTCAAAGACCACCGTCACCGTGTCGCAGAGTTCCACCTGCTCGTTCAGCTGTGCCCAGTCGAGGGTGATGGAGACTTTCGGCACTCCGATGTTGTTCGCCCGGATGTAGGTCTGGGCCCTTGCGGTCAGCTGTGCCGTCGTGGGCTGTTCCTCGAAGTCCTGAGACAGGTCAAGGCAGAGGATTCGACGGTAGTCAAACGAGCCCTCGATGTTGATGATGTTCGCTCTGACGACCGTGCCTTCTTCGTCTGCCCAATACGGCAGCACTCCGGTCCAGACCTCCTCGCAGTTCTTCTCCTGCTCGAAGTCGATGAGGTTCTTGCCGTACCGGATGACCACGCCTCTGTTCTGGCCCCTGCTGGCCTTCAGCGTGGCGGTGTAGTTGTCATAGTGCCACTCGCCTCCGTAGACGTCGATGAGGCTGCCTTCCTTGCCTCCGAACCACGAGCGCACCGAGGACGGCACGTCCACCTTGAAGTCCGCGATCGTGCCGATCTGGGTGCCGATGCTGAAGGGGTTCGAGACCTGGGCATTGCTCATCAGACCGGAACATGCAGCACCCGCCGAGGTCGCCGTAAAAGGCACCACAGGGATGCCGGACAGGTCATAGGTGATGTGTCTGGCGTTGATCGTCACCACGCCATTGATTTCCGCAGAGATGAAATAGATCCGAAAAGCCTGCGGTCCGTCCGTGGCGTTTGGCTTCGCAAAGATGATTTTACGGAGCGCCAGTTCGTCAAAATGCACCCCGTTCATGGGGTACTCCATGGTCAGCTCGTATTCGCCGTTTCGCTCCTCGGAGACCTCACAACTGAGGGTATTCGTCAGAGCGCCCAGACCGTTCGTATCAAACGCACGCGCCGCAGTGGGGTCGCCGCTCGCCAACAACTCGACCGAGTTCACATCCTGCAGCGGGATGGAGTTGACGTCTAAGAGGGCATCGGGTTCGGCTTCTGCCGTATACAGATAAGGGATCATAGCGTCCACCAATTCGGCACCACGCTGATCGAGGTGATGCCTCCCGTGATCGTGATCGTCTGCTCTCCGCCCGGAATGACCGGGAAGGAGCCGCTGACGAGGTTGTTGAGGTTCGTTGTGCCGGCATAGGCATCCATCTGCTCACAGTCGATGGTCATGCCGTCGTAGATGCCCGCGATCGTGATCGTGTTTCCGCCGCACTCAATGGTCCCGTTCCCGCTCCCGCTCACCGTGATGACAGGCTTTGCCGTGAAGCGCGTCGGGTTCGTGATCGTGCCGGTCCCGCTCAAGGTCACCGCGCTCTCGCCGGTCTTTATGAACCGTCTGGGGTCGCACTCGAAGGACACCTTGCATCTGCCGTTCTCGTTCATCAGATTCTCGATGTCGGTCGCCTCCGACACATACGCCAGACGATAGACCAAAGCGTCGAAGCTGTCCTCGAGCCTCTGGTACCCTGACGGAGCATAGAGCCACTCCATCAGGGCAGAGGTCATCTGGTTGTAGTCTCCGCCATATGCCACGAGGTCGTAGGTCCTCGGTACGTTCTCCCACGCGTCCTGTGCGACCACGATGTCCCCGTTCCTTCCGGGCACTTCGTAGCGGTCCACTTTCCGCGCGGGTCTGTTCGTCTCCGGTGCGTTCTCGATCAGGACATTCGTCACAGTAGAGAGCGGGACACCCGCCCAGGTTATCTCTCCAATCATGCGAACACCGCCTTGTTCTTGTTAAGCTGCCGCTGGAGCTTGATGGCCACAGCGTCCGCCAGTTCGTTCACGTTCTGGCCCGGAGCTCCGTTGACGGTCATGTTCACCACCACCGGACGGCCTCCGACCAGTTCCTTCAGCTTTTCTTCACCGAGCAGGATCTCCGGCTGCCTGGCATCGCCGACGCCGATGATCTGCGGCGCAGTGAATCTCGCGCCGTTCTCGGCTGCGTCTCTGTACCATCTCACGCCCACCGAGGGGACGCGTCTGGTCCGCGCGTCGAAGCTCCCACTCATGGTGAAATGAGGGAGAGGGATGTAAGTGTTAAACCGGAACGAGGTCCCGGCCATCATCGCCTGCAGCTGTCTCACGGACTGCATCACAGGATTGACGAAGGACTGACCCAACTGCTGACCTGCGGACTGGAACTGCCCCTGCATGGATCTCACCGAGGAGAGCGCCGCCATCATGCTCGTATTGACCGTCTGCGGCAGAGTTCTCATGCCGTTGGTCACCCCGGTGCTCACACCGTTCGCCAATCTCTGGCCTGCGGAGCGTGCGTTGCCCTCCTGCCCCGTGATCGCTCTCACGAAGTTGCTGACCACGTTGCCGGCCACCGTAGCGAGCCCCTGAAGGCCGCTCTGGACCACATCCACCGCGTCCACCATCTCCGACAGACTGTCCGCCGTTCTCTCGGCGTTTCTTGAGATGTCATTCATCTGCGTGGCCACGCCGGTGACGCCTGCCCTAAGCAGGAGCATCCCTGCTGCCGCCAGCGAGGCAGTCACGATCATGGCAGCCAGTGCCACATCTGCGAGACCGATTGACGCCGCCGCCGCGATGAAGGGCACGAACGCCACCAGAGCCGCCGCAGACAGCGCGAACAGTCCCGCTGTCATCGCTAAGGACGCGCCCAGGGCAGCGAGCATCTGGACATTCAGCCGTGCCAGACCAGCCGCCGCAGGTGCCGCAAACTGCGCGATCATCGGCAGCTGCCCGACAAAGGTCGACATCGCCAGCACGATCAGCGCCACGCCCGCAGACACCATGAGCACCGCCGCTCCTAATGCCAACAGGCCGACCGCGCCGAACGTAGCCGCCGAACCGACCAACAGGATGACCACCGCCATCGCCGTGGCCGCTCCGACCATGCCGAAGAACACCGCAATGGCCGCAGGACCCGCCTCAGCGAGCGAGATGGCCGCATTCGCCATCATGCTCATGCCTGCCGCCACCATTAAGACAGCCGCACCAAGCGCCACGAGCATCAGAGCCGTGCCGGCCATGTTTGCGAACGAGGAACCGGCAGAAGCCGCACCGGACGCCGCCTGCCCCGCGTTGCTCGCGAAGCTCGAGAAGTGGCTCCCGAGCGACGAGAGGCTGCTCCCGATGGTCTGGGCCGCGCCCATGAACTTTGAGACCAACAGGATGACAGGACCGACCGCCGCAGCGATCAGCGCCACCTTGATGATGAGGTCCTGCATCTCCGGGCTCAGTCCGCGCCATTTTTCAGTTATCGTCTCAATAATGGGGATGACCGTGTCGATGGCCATGGAGATCGCAGGCCCGAAGGCGTCAACGAGTTCATAGCCGAGCTCCTTCAAATTGTTCAGGAGCGTCGTCATCTCGTCGATCGGGTCGAGCGTCTGGTCGAAGGTCGTCTGCACGGATCCGGAGAAATCCCCGAGCGTGCTCGTGAAATCCGTCAGGCTGATCGTGCCGTTCGCCACCGCGTTGCCGATGGCTGCGCCCGCCCGCGTGCCGAAAATGTCCATCATCAGGCCGGTGTCGTCCGCGTTCTCACTGACCAACTGGAACACATCGGAGAGGTCCATGCCCTCAGAGGATGCGTAGTTGATCGCGCTCCGTAGTCCCGTCATGGCCTGCGTCGTGGTCAGGCCAGACAGAGACGCCTCCGCCATGAAGCTTGCCGCTTCTTCCGCGGACAGGCCCATGGCTGCGAACGTGCCGGCATTAGTCGCCAGAGCTTCAGACAGCTGACCCACGTCCTCGCCGGTCTGCTGCCCCACGACATTCAGCATGTCGAGGATGTCCGTGGCGTCCTCTGCTCTCAGGCCGAACCCGGCGATCACGCGGGACACATTGTCCACGGAGCTCGCTACGTTCTGGTTGTTGATACGGGAAAATCTCAGGAAATCTCTGGACAGGGTGTCCAGCTCCTCGCCGGTCAGGCCGAATCTGGTGTTGACCTCACCGACAGCCGCTCCGACGTCGCCCCACTCCACAGGCATCGAAGTCGCGATGTCCGTGGCGATGCCCTGCATTGATTCGAGCGCGTCCCCGGTCGCTCCGGTGCGGATCGCGACATCGTCCAGAGCCGCGTCTACGGACTGGAATCCCGCCACGCTCGCCGCAGCTGCCGCCATGATCGGAGCCGTGACCGTTGCCGTGAGGGTCTTTCCGACCTTGCCCAGGGATTCCTCAAGCGAGGAGAGCATCGAGGTGCCAATGGCCTGCCCTGCTTCCTCTCCCGCCGGTTCTGCCGCAGCACCCAGCTCCGAGGAGATGGTCTGCTGTGCGCCCTGCATACTCGGGACGATGGTTACATATGCTTTTGCGAGTTCGATATTTCCGTCTGCCATCATTTACCTCGCAATCTCTTCATGATCTCGTTCTTCACATCGGCGAGCGGGATTGACGCCGTGCCGATGTGGCGTTTTTCTTTCTTCTTCTGCCCGGGTCTCGGATAAGGCTCAGGCTTCTTCTGCTTCTTCTGGGTCGCCATCATGGCGAGCGTGCGGTTCATGACCGCCAGAAGGTCGTAGATGTCGGCGAGGATGCGGTTCGTGCCGTCGGTCGTCGCCCACTGTGCTCTTTCCGGGTCGAGGTCGTACGACAAGGCCGACCCCGGCTCTGTTTTCGCAATAAAATCGCCGAGGGCGTCCCAGCTCAGGACACCCCCGACGTCGTCTAATGTGTATCCCCGTTTCATGAGGTCCACGTTGACCGCCTCGCGGTGCTCAGCTACAAACTGCGCGAGGCCGATTATTTTCCCAGACCCTGCTCCTTCTCGTAGGCTCCGAAGATCTGGGCATAGCCATAATCTCCGAGGTCTTCCTCTTCGAGGCCGGGAGCCATCCGCAGCAGGAACGCCTTCACCGCAGCGATGCGCTCCGCCACAGGGGTCTCGGGAGTGAGTGACATCACGTCACCGATCTGCTCGATCGACAGCGTGGTCAGAGCCGGGATCAGATACTCGCCCTTCTCACCCTTGATGATGAAGGGTTCGGGTTTCTTGATAATGAATGCCATGTTTCTCCTCCTTCGTTTGCTCATCAGCCCGCAGCACCCGCGGTCTTGATGAACTGCATGCCGCCGTCACCCATCGCGGTGACCTCAAAAGGCCACTCGATGGCATCGCCGGGAGCAAAGCTGACGTTATCGGACACCGAGATCTGTCCCTCGGAGCAGCCGAAGGCCAGCACATCGTCTCCGTCCACCATAACGAACAGGAACGCGGCAGCCGCCGGCAGGTCGCTGGCGGACAGGTTCACGGTCGTGGTGCTGGTCGTGGTGCTGGTCGCGGTCGACACCGCACTCGCGCCGAACAGAGCCGTCAGGGCCTCTGCGGTCGTGCTGATGCAGGAACCCGATGCGGTCTCCTCGTGATCCGTCAGAACCACGCGGCGCACCACGTTCGCCCAGTCTTTGATGTTCTCCTTATCGCGGGAGAGGTTCAGGGTCATGCCCTCGTCCGAAACATATCCGACCACCGAGCCCCATGCGGAGAGGGTCGTCTCGGACAGCGTCGCCGGCAGGGCGGTCCCGCTCACGGCAGTCAGAAACATGCCCGATGCGCGGCCCTTGCCAATGTTTACTGCGTTAGTTGCCATGTTTAAGCCTCCTTTTAAAGCTCAAATTCTTCTTGGTGTGCTGTGATCAGCACAGTGGAACGATAACGGCACAGGTCAGGCCTGAGCGGGTCCTGGAACCGCGTCGCCTTGGTGTTCTCCCTGACGTACCACTCGGACTCCTTCAGGATGCCCACCGCGTTCCGGGTGATCTCGCAGGCCTCCGCGTCTGTCTCCGCATAGCCCTCGATGACCACCGTGAACGTGTCGATCTGGTTCGCCTCCGAACCTCCGGCACTCGTCACGCGGATGAACGGCAGGGAGTAGCTCGCCGGCAACGGGTCCACATAGGCCGTGTAGTACCCAGACAGCACCACCCGCGCCGCATCTTCAATGTCAATGCTTCTTCTCATCCGTGCACCGCCTTTGTAAGTGCTTTCTGTTCGGACTCGGCGATCATCGTGGCGCGGTCAGTCGTACCGACCAGACCAACCCAACGGTTGAACAGCTTCACGTTCGCGTTAAAGCCCTGAGAGTCTCCGGTGATGTAACTGTCAGCCCGCTCCTTGGTCGCATTCGTGTGAGACTCGATCAGAGCTTTCACTCCGTCGCTCTTCAGCAGAGCCGCGAAGCCTGCGCCCTGCAGAAAGTCGATGTTAACCATCCTCATCCCGACCACCTCTCAAGGTTCAGCTGGATGTGATCCAGTCCGCCGGATGCAGAAGGCCAGACCCTCGGTGCGCCGGTGATCGTGTAGACATCGCCGGCGTACTCGATACGGTCCCCCGCCTTGACGTCGGCGTCTGCCGGCAGGTATGCCGTCAAGCCGTCCGATAATGCCAGGACACGCCCATCCTGCGACAGCGAGGTCGATGCCGGTTGCACGGAGCACCCCGGGATGATCGCCCTGGTCGCATTCGCCCAGTCGGGGATCTGTGACCCTCTCGAGTCCTTCACGCCCGGTCGGATCCGGATGATGGTCTGTCTCATGAAGCTCGGCAGCATTTAAAACACCCCCTGCAGTCGATACGGGTTCAGCACTTCCCGGTTGTCGTCCGGGAGTGCCGTCGCCCTGGCCGAGTTGATCCAGTTCGCGGAGTAGGTGATCGACACACCGCCAGCCGCTTCCGACTGGACGCCGTAGGACTGAGCCAGGCCATGCGTCACCCGGTGTCCGATCAGCTCCTTCACTGCGCCCGCGAACTCATCCGGCAGCCCCGCGATGTAGTTCACCGCGATGATGTCCTTCCGGCTGTCCGGGCGGCAGTCATAGAGCCTCAGGAGGCCGTCCGTGTTGACGCTGTAGTCCGTGACCTCGTTCCCGTTCACCGTGACCGACTCCACGGAGTCGACATAGCGCGCCGGGAGCTGGATGATCGTGTCGCAGCCGACATAGATCAGTCGGAGGCTGTGCGCCCTCGATTCGAGCAGGCACGCGGTCTGGGGATAAACGTGCCAGCCGCAATAATCCCGCACCGCTTCCGTGGCGGCATTCGTCAGCGAATCAATTCGCATGTCTCCGCTATAGCGGTCGCCTGTCATCGCGTCGAACTCTGACCCGTCCAGGATCCCGCCGAGCTGTTCGACTGAATAGCCCCACCTCGTCTTGATCATTTGGTCTCCTTCGGCTTCCTTGCCTTGTTCGCCGGTTTCTTCGCCTTGGCCTCGGCCGTCGCGACTACCCTCTCGAACGGAACCGCGTCCGCAGGCGCTTTCCCTTCCTCGAACTGGTAGGTCCGGCCGTTCGGCATCTTGTAGATCTTCAGCATGTCGCTCCTTTCTCCGTCACACGATGGAGAGGGCTTCCGCCCTCCCCTCGTGCTCTTAGTTTGCTCAGGACGCGGTGCCCACGATGGAGAACGCCGCCGGGACTCTCACGGCCTCGACCATGCGCTCCTCGATGCGGACGGTGACGCGGTTGTAGATGAAGTCGTCCTCGTTGCTGTTGGAGACTTCCACGCGTCTGCCCTCATCGGACTTCGTGATGACCGCAGCACCGGCGCGGAACGCGCCCACGATCACCTGACCGGCAGGCACGGCCGAAGACTCGACCACTTCCATGCCCCAGATGCGAGGGTTCGCGGAATATGCGCCATTGCCATAGGAACCATAGGCAGGACCGCCCAGCAGGTACTGGAGGTTTCCGTCCTTGGTCTGCAGCAGGGTCGCCAGATCCGCCGGGTTGATCAGCATCGCGTCCGGGGTGTAGCCGGTATCCGCGGAGATGTCCTGCTTCGCCGCGAGGATCGTGTCAAAGGTGATGGTGGCGCCGCCGGTCTGTACGCCAGAGGTCGCCATCAGCGTGGAGACCAGATAGGCATCCACAGCCTTCTCAAACTCGAAGACGCCGCGGTTGCGGACGGCGGTGTCCAGGAACGCTGCATCCGAAAGCAGCTCATCCGTCTCCTTGAAGTAGGCCGCGATCTTCGCCAGGGCGGCGGTCACGGGCGTGTAGGGGACGTGGATCTGCGGCTTCTTCGCGCCCTGCGCGGTCACTGCCGGCGTGCCCTCGGTAGCGCCGAGGACGTAGTAGGTCAGCGCGTTGCCGGAGATCGACTCAGCGCCGAACAGGTCACGCACGCGGCGCGACGCGGGCGGCATCGGGACGATGCGGCTGGTGTCCGCGATCTGGGGAGCGGTCTCCGGGTCGGACGCCGCTTTGATGTAGGTGCTCACAGCGCCGGGCGCATCCTTCAGGCCGCCCAGCTCAAGAGCCTGCAGGCCCTTCTTCTCTTCCATGGGGTTTTCCTCCTCTGTTTTTCCGATCTTGCCGAGCACGGCGGCCTTCTTCTCCGCCTGCTCAATCTCTGCTTCCTTTGCCTCGATGTCCTCGGCCAGCTTCGCGCCTTCCTCGATCGCCTCGGCGTCATCCGCCTCGATGCGCTCCTTCAGGGCGGCGAGCTGGTCCTTCATCTCGGCCAGTTCACTCTTCAGGCTCATCTTTGCCCTCCTTCTGCATTGCTTTGATAAGATCCAGCAGCCGGTCCTTCTCCGGGTTGCTCTGCTCGGGCTCCTCCACCGCCGTGTTGGCCTTCGCTTCGTCCTCCCCGTCTTCCGGGTCGTCTGCTTCTTCAAGCTCCCCCAGGACTCCCTGCAGGAGCGTGATGGCTTCCTTGATCGCGTCCGCGTCCTTCTTGCTGTTCCGTCTGCCGGCCTTGACCTCGGTCATGACCGCGCGCTGGTTCGCCGGGATCGGCACGATGCTGATCTCGAACAGCTCGATCTCCCGCAGCTCGTTCGCCTTGGTCCCGTCTTCGAGCTCCACTGGAGCCCAGTCGAGAACGTCGTAGGCGAAGGAGAACTGATAGACCGCGCCGCTCTTGACGATCTCGCGCTTTTCCTGCGCGAGCTGGGTATTAAAAAAGCTCGCTGTCATCAGCGGGCCTTTCTCAGTCTCTTTGATGTCCCTCGGATCCACGGTTCCAATGATCTGGTCCAGATCGTGGTTCCACGCCAGCGGGAACGGGTGGCCGCTCTCCTTCCTGGCTTTGATCGTGTTCGCGAACGCGCCCGGCGCGATTATGTCGCCATAGCTGTCCGGGATCCGGTCGTAGGTCGAGAAGTAGCCGGAGATCGTTCCGGCATCGTCGGCCTTGATTTCAAAGCTCTTATACAGGTGTCCCATTTTTTACCCTCCCAGAATAATGACCTCGGTCGAGCAGTTGCAGCCGCAGCTCTCGTCCTCGCTCAGGTTGTCGTCACCGGGCCAGAAGGCGCCGTTCGAAAAAGGCTGATCGACCGGGACCTGCTCGCCGTTCATCATGGCGTGCGTCGGTCTCGGGTTGTCGCCGGTGACCCATTCCTTCAGAACCGTCTTGTTGACGCCCTGCTGTCTCGCCTGCTGCGGTGCCTCATGGTTTGACGCCCAGCCGGCAGCCGCCAGCGCCAGGGATCCGCCCAACACCGCAGAGTGCGCGCCCGCGCGCAGGTCGAACACATGCGCCGGCGTGTCGTCTTCCTCTTCGCTCCTCATGGAGCGCTGAAGCTCTTCGTAGGTCTTCTCATTGATCGCCGAGGCGCGCCCTTCCGAGAGTGCCCGCAGGTACTTCCGGGTCTGCTCTGTCCGGTACTCGGAGCCGATCGCCTTCGCGACCTCCTCGCCGTGTGCGTCGGCCACGTCGTCAATGATCGGCTCGATGTCATCGGCGAGCTCCATGTCCCACCGGTGCTTATCCCACCACTCGGCCGCCTTCGCGCCGATCTTCGGCAGGACGCTGTCCGCCTGGCGTTTGAAGAACTTACTCAGGACCTCCGCCATGCGCTCGTCCTCCTCTTTCGAGGATCGCGCCTTGATCCGGATCTCTTCGGCTTTCGCTTTATGATGTCCGCAGGCGCAGCCGTTCTCCTGGATCGCCATGGGCTCTGCCTGGTCCATGTGCGTGTCCTGCGGAGAGGCCTGCCCTCCTTCGACCACGTTCAGCGGGACGATCAGCTCGTCCCCGCCCTCGATCGGCGGGAGGTTGTTGTCGGCTCTCGCCTCGTTCCTGGTCATCCACGGGCCGCCGACCGCACTCTGCAGAATTTTCGCCCGCTCCTCGAAGCTGCCTTTGAGCTTCTCGGCGAGGTCAAACTCCACATAGGTCCGCGGATCCGCATCCAGTCGCGGCAGGAGGAAGCTATTGACCCTCTGCTGGATCATCTGGATCACCGGCCCCAGGCATTCCGCATAGAGCGCCCGGGCGTTATCCTTCGCGCTCGCGTAGGTCTGCGTCCCGGTGTGCCAGATCAGCGCGGGATTCAGGCCATAGGCCGCCGCCACCGCCTCCCGGGATAGCTGAATCGACTCCGCCCACTGCTGCTCCTTGAAGGACGTCTGGAAGGGCTTGATCTCCATGCCGTCCTCCAGCAGGGGAAAGCTCCCGGCCTTCGAGCCGCCAGGGCCCCACGCTTCTTTGAACGCAGTCATCCATCGTTCGCGCGCGGCATCATCCCACGGGGCCACATCTTTCGGCCTCAGGATCTGCGCGTTTAATCTTCCGGAGCTTGCCCAGAGGTCCTTGCGGTATCTTCCCGCCTCGATCTGCTCCTGCAGCGTGTTCCGGAGCGCGGAGATCGGCGAGATGAAGCCGCCGGGGCTTCCGGCGGAGTAGGTGCGGAACTGCACGAACTCGGTCGCGGGCACATCCACCGCCTTGTCGATAATCTCGCTCGCATAGATGCGGATTTTGCTCGGTGCGTATGGCGTCGCGCTCTCAGTCCCGACGACCCATTCGTTCGGCAGGATCCTGAGCTGTTTGCCTCCGTCTGCATCCGGATCCGGAAGGACCCAGACGTAAACGGTGCCAAAAACGAAGTACTCCACCGCCAGCGCCCGGAAGAACTCGAAGGCGGTCTGGTCAGCGTTCGGGCGGTACAGGATCCGCGCGGCGTTGCTGTCCCGGTCTCTTCTCCGTTCCGTCTCATCGTCCCGGATGTAGACCTTCAGCGGCAGCTGCGCGATGCTGTTCGCGAGGTAGTTCACCACCGCCTGCAGATTGTCCTGCGTCTGGTAGAGTTTTTGCGCCGTGTAGTTCAGGACCGAGGTCGGTGCGTCGCCGCTGGTGATGTAATAGATGTAGGGCCGCCGCCCCATCCTCAGCCTTTCCAATATTCCGGCCATCTTTAGCCCTCCTTAAACGAAGACCACCGTGTGATCGGCACTGTAGGCCGACGGGTAGATCTTTTTGTTTTCATCCGGCGGCTTTGTCGCCGCGGTAAATGCCGCCACGCACGCCATGAGCGGAGCCACATCGTCCGGACTCTTCTGGCGGTCGATCACCTGAGCGCCTCCGCCCAGGCTGCGGACCTGTGCCGTCTTTGCCGGCTGATCGAGCACCGGCTGCGGCAGGTGATAGACCCGCGTGCCGCCTCTTTCCGGATCGCACGCGGCCACCGCATCCCAGAACCTCGCCCAGCCGGCAGAGAGCTCAGGACCTTCCACGGCCATCCGCTCCACGTTTGGAAGCGTGCAGATCTGCTCCGCCAGTCCGGAGACCGGCGCACCTCTTCCCTGGAAGGCAAGCTTCATCTTTCCGCGCATCTGTCGCGTCCGGAACCACTCGACCGCCCACTCTGTACCGACGCGCCTGGCCGCGATCTCGACGTGCCAGTTGCCGTCCTCGCGGAGGCCGCAGACCCCGATCGAAGTGAAGCGCCGGTCTGCGGAGAGGTCGATGCCGTAGAACAGCTCCGACTCCCCGGCGATGAAGCTCGCGACATCCACGCCGGCGTCCCAGGATCCGTCCGGGAACGGCTGCGGCAGGATCGTCTCGACCTGCTGGCACATGCACTCGCTTCGGAACTTGTTCTCCGGGAACGTCTGTCGGTTCGCCATTAGCGTCCGCTCGGTGACGTAGCCATAGCCCAGAGCGGGATTCGCCTGAGCCAGTGCCTCCATGTCGTCGGTCTCTGCTCCGTCCGGTGCTGACCATTCGAACAGCCCCAGAGACGTATCATCCACCGAGCCGCCGAAGTCTGCCGCCTGTCCGCCTTCGATCTTCGCGATCGCGGAGGACCGCAGCTGCCGCAGGACGATGCTGTCCGGGTCTCCGGCATTCGAGAAACACACGATCAGGCCGTTCGGCTTTGCGGTTGTACTCGCTGCCGCCGCTGACCATGTCTCCCAGTCTCTCTGCTCGCGAATCTCGTCCAACATGACGAGGTCGTTCGAGTCACCACGGCCGGCCCTTCGTGTCGGGGCTCCGACCTTGTACTGCCTCAGCCCCGTGAGAATGAGGCGCTTGTTGCCGTTCGTCCTGCTCACCCGGTCGATGTCGCCCTTCAGCTCCGGGATGCTCTCTTGGTCATTGATGACCGCCTCCCAGACTTCCTCCGCCTTATCCAGGCTAAGCGAGGTCC